CGAAACCCACGCCACGATCCTTGGCATGTTCAAGGACGCAAAGGCGACGGCGAACCGTGGGAATATCTGGCATCAAACAATCGAAATATAGGAGAGAAAAATGGCGAAAAATCCAACCTTTGGATCAGGAGTGTTGTTCAGAAATAAAGGCAAACTGGACAAACTAAATTTTCAATCTGCAAGAAGCGAAAAAGCCTACGACAACGCACCTGACATGACTGGTACACTTGGCTTCACCAAGTCAGAGGCAAATGCTCTCATGCAATACTTGAAGAGAGCGTTTGAGAACGCCAGCGAAGACGCATATGGCAAGGTCAATGTCGGTTTTGCTGCGACCATCAGAGATTCCGCCAAGGCGGGCGATTACCTTTCCGCTTGGTGCAGCGAACCCTATAGGGCCGAGTCCAAACAAGAGGCTCCACAAGCTGTAAGTCAAGTCCCTGACCTAGACGATGACATACCGTTCTAGTAAGCATCTATCAAGAATTAGGGGGCAACCGTGCCTTATATGCGGTAGCCCCTACTCTTGCGCCCATCATCTTAGGTTCTCGGAGCCACGGGCGATGGGGAAAAAAGTCAGTGACGCGAATACGGTTCCCCTTTGCCATGACCACCACATGGAGCTTCATGCCTACGGAAAAGGCGAAAAGTCTTGGTGGGCATCTCAGGGTGTCGATCCCATTGAATGGATGTCGGAATTTTTAGCTAAACTGAATGAGGGGTTTAAGGAATATGAAGGAATATGACTGAAATCAGTAATAAAATCAGACAAAGCGCCTATAAGTTTGAATGCATTTTTCAGAGTATGCGAAAAACGAAGGAGCATATTAGTCTGACTGTTTCTTTGCATCCCAACGAGGTTCCCAGAGATTTGCTGGCAGACCCAATTGGTTCCAGATACATGGCTGCTCTCGTCAGGCTTGGTGATGACGAGGCAATTATTCCTCCGAGGATTCAGATGGAAAACAGCCAACTTGTTCAAGCCGCTGGAATGCTTTGTCGCGATGAGAAATTCCAGCAATGGCTGGTCGATAGCGGATGCGCCACCGAACTAAATGAGGGGGCTGCTGGGAATGCGCTCAGACGACTGTTATGTATCGATTCGAGAAGACAAATTGGCGAAGAAGAGCAAACTGCGGAACATTTCAAGCAGATAAAAGAGGTTTTTGAATCGGGTAAACTGATGGGGAGGAAAGAAGATGAAACCGAGTAGTACTTTGAAATCATTTTTTGACCGTGTGAGTGGAATTGTTTCAAGCGACAGAAGCCGTAGCTATGGCGATCCTATTCTTAATCACATGCGGATAGCCGACCTGTGGAATGCATGGCTTCAAAACCGTTTATGGGGACCAGAAATTACACCGTATGACGCTTCCATGATGATGAATCTTGTAAAGTTTGCGCGATGTCAACATAAGCCATCAACATCAAGCCACGAGGACATCGCTGGATATGCATCAGTGAGCGATTTCATTTATGAAGGATTGAAAAGGGACATTGAAGAATATGAGCGGAGCCAAGGGACGACCCCACAAGATACAAAAAAGCAAGACGTACAACCTTACGTTCACCACCGAGATGGTGGAGAGGGTCAGAAAAAAAGCTAGTGAGATGCGCGTTTCCGCACCCACTGTTATTCGGGAAGCGGTGAAGTCCTATCTCGACAATGGAATAAGTATTGTCCAGCAAACTGGTAGTGGTTTTTCTGACGGCATTGAAGCTGCTCTCGCTGCCCTGAGAAAAGAATTTTCTCACACGAAGTACGCAAGCGGTAAAACACTTGGAGAAGTTGCTGCTGAGAAGGTTAAAGAGAGATTGGAAAATGAAAAAAAATAGCAGCCAAACTAAAGCCCAAGAGGCAAATCAAGCCAGTTTTCGCGTCTATAAAAAAGCAAAAAAGATGAGAAATTGGGTTAAAAAAAACGGCAGTCCCAGTAAAGAGCGAGATAAGACGGACGTAGAAGAGTGGTTAAAGGGCAATGAAGTTAAGATTTGCCCACCCTTACGACCAATCATCTCCCCCCTCGGACGCGGTGATCCACAGTGGGGATATGACACTTCAGATAGACTTACTTACGGCGCTTCTGGGTGTTATTGGAGAGTCTTACGTCGAAGGCGTGGCTAGGCGGCGTGTTCCTCCGCGCAAAGTTCGTCAGGAAAACAGGAGTTAAGGGCTATGACACATAAAGCGATTCCTACCAAATATGCTGGACATACGTTTAGATCGCGGCTGGAGGCCCGCTGGGCAGCGTTTTTTGATGTCTGTAAATGGGACTGGGAATATGAGCCAGTTGACCTTAATGGCTGGATTCCAGATTTTCGACTGACTAGTCGCGCTCCACAAGGTAATGATTTTCACGGCACCAGCGTTTTTGTTGAGGTTAAGCCGATCACTAAGTTTTGTCAGGCGACGGTCAATAAAATTCAACACGCCTCAAAAGAAAGCAAAAATTCGGGCGAAGTTTTATTGCTTGGAGAGGGGCTTTTGGAGGGGTATGAGAGCTATAGGTATGGCGTTAATGAATCGGTCGCTTATCTGGGATGGCTTGGGGAGCGGTGGGGAGAGGGGCCACTTGGGGAAAAAGGAGGAGATGGGTGGGTTTGGGATTACACGCCACTGGCTTGCAACTCTGTTCCCAACAATGATCAGCCTTATGATTTTCGCTCCCTAGATAACGATTATTCATGCCGATTGAGCGGATTTTATGATGGCGGTCATACTCACGATACCCTGTATGGGGACGCAAAAAAGCTATGGGGCAAAGCCAGTAGCGCTGTGCAGTACAAGGGTTCTGAAGCTAGTGAATAAGAAAAAGAATTAAATGCCAAACTTGCGTAAAAGGGGGCGAGAAGATCGCTCCTTAATCTATACAGATTGGCGCAGAACAATTGACGCAGGAACCTATTGCCAAGATATCGACCAAGTCGAGTATAGAATCATAGATGGTGAAATTGTTCCCGTTCTAATGTTGGAGCTTACGCGGTATGACCATGACATAGAGCCAACACAGAACTATTTCGCTGCCATACTGGAAAGGTTTGCCAAATCACAACGGAAGACCGCAACTAAACTTGCGGCGCTTTTGGGTGTTAATTGCATTATTGTGCTGTTCAAGCACGATCTGACGAGATTCTGGATTTTCAATTTAACCACAAACCAAGGCTGGTATAGCCTTGATAAAAAGGGGTACAAAGATTGGTTGATGAAGTGTCGTGGAAAGAATTGAGGGGGTGCAGGAAAAATAATGGAAATATCATACGCGACAATTTCTGACTTAAAATATATCGACAGCTTGCAAAAAAAGAACGCGGAAGAATTGTCTTTTTATCCCGCACAAGTTTTTGAAAGAGAAATTGAGTTCAAAAGAGTTCTATTGGCAAAAATCAATAATGAACCCGCAGGGTATTTGTATCACGGCGCTTTTAGACCGCTAATCAAAATCCACCAAGCGTGCATCGAATACGATATCAGGGGGCAACTATATGGTGCTGAACTGGTAAAGTTTCTTATTGAGATTTGCGAAATTCAACAATGTTTGTCTATAAAACTTAGATGTGGTTCTGATATTTCAGCTAATTTTTTTTGGCAGGCAATGGGTTTTTATTGTGAAGGCGTGACCCCTGGAGGTGTCCGAAGAATGCGAGAAATAAATAACTGGCGCTATGATTTACAGGATGTCTGGTTCATTGAAAAAGTCATTCCAAGTAATAAAAAACAAGACGCATCCGTCTGGCGCAAGCGTGATAAATCCAAAAAAATATCACAATTCTCAAGAGGTAAAAAAATATCTGATTATCGAAAAAATATTGTGGGAGAAAACAGTGAATAAGAAAAAGAATTGAGGGGGAGTTGACAAGACTCCCCCTCTGAGGTGACGCCCATCTCTTATCAGTCCTAAAGGAGCCGAGATGAACAAAACAAGATTAGCGACTATCGAAGAAGTTGTCCAACAATATTTCAATCAGCACCGAAATGGTACTATTTCAGTATCGAGGTCAAAATCCGCTTGGAAGAATATGCAGCCCCTTCTTGGCAAGGTTAGGGTTGGCAACCTTACAGGACAGCATATCTCAAAATACACAAAATTTCGGGCAAGCCAGGTCGCACCTGGAACAATAAATTTTGAATTAGGCGTTCTATCTGCTGCTCTGCGGTGGGCAAACAAACAATCATATATTTCCCAGCAAATTGTTATTGCCCGACTGCCGATACCAGAAGCGAGGCAGCGGTTCCTAACTAAAGACGAGTGTAAACGCCTTATTCAAGTCTCAAAAGAATACCCACACCTGTATGCATTTGTCGGGGTGGCTCTTTTAACAGGTCAACGTAAAGAAGCAATTCTGGGTCTGAGGCAAGACCAGATTTTCTGGGATCAGGGGTTTGTTGATTTCAATGATCCCTCGTCACCAGACCACGCCAGAAGAAAAAACAGAGGCATTGTCCCCCTTGGCGTAGAGTTGCGTCAGTTCTTAGAACAATACAAAAGTGATTGCCCGTATGTCATTAACAAAAACGGCAGACGTATTCGTGATTTCAGGAAGTCGTGGGATAAGATGGTCGAGGAAGCTGACCTGATTGGTGTTACGCCTCATGTTCTGAGGCATACTGTTGCGTCTCATCTTGTGATGGACGGCGCACCACTTATAGATGTCTCAAGATTACTGGGGCATAAGGACAGTAGAATAACAGAAAAGGTGTACGCGAAATTTTCGCCAGATTATTTAAAAACTGTAACGGAACGATTATCTATAGCGGCCTGATTGCACTCGGCTTCTTTCAATAATAAGCATTGGCCAATCAATATTACTTCTTTAACTGAGTAATTTGGTCGGTTTTCTCTTGGCTGGACCTGCTACTACCCAGCCAGAAATTGCATGTTTGCGTAAATGCAGCCGCGAGCGTACCTAACAATATGTAGATGATTTCAGAATTTCCGTCAGGGATTGGATCGGCCAGGATGAGCCACAGCATTATGCTAAACCCAATCACAATGAGAATTGACATTGCACACACCGCCCATGCGTGGAGGGGTGACCTCCCAGCCATAGTCCTTGCTGACATCCTATCTTGAGCGTGTGTTCTCGCAGACTCAAGCCGCTCATGGCTGAGTTGCATCTGTAATTCGATCTGCAAATCTGGATTTGCACGGAACTTCTTGATGGCCTCAATCCCCTCCGCTTCGGAGGATATGTTTGTCCCCGTAATAGAGGAGGCCACATTCACCACCTTTTCTGCAACCTTTTCAGCGTCCTTTCCGACCAAGCTCCCGACAAGATCAGGAAGAAACTCGGAGGCCAAGGTTATGGCGATGGGGATGAGGGCAGGAAGCATTTAGATCACGCCCCTTTCGCGCAAGATTACAGCTATGCCAGCAACAGCTATGCCAGCAACGGCAACCCAAAAATTATCTACAATCACCGAAACACCAATAAAGACAGCCGCTCCTGCTGCCCACGTTGATGGCTCCGACGCTCGGTTCATCATCCACTTGGCAATATCCATTCTATTTCCTTGGCCTCTACTGAAGCTCCCCTGTTTCAATCATAGTCGCAATTGTTTTACTGCGATTAGGCAGTTGTTTTGCGTAATTAGAGTTTAAAAGTTCGTCTGCTACCTGCGACCAATTTACCTTACCATGAACGGCTTCTTCCCACAAATTCATCGTTTTCTTGAATGATAACAACGTGTTAATGCCAAGATTAAAGTGTAAATCTATAAGTGCATGTTGCCTTGCATCGTTCCCTTCGCGCCACCAAGGAAAGACTTTATCCAATTC